AGGGATGTCTCTAGGATCCTGATCTTAGTCTCTGATAGACCTAGTTCATAGACCCCATTCACCATCTCTAGTAGTTCATGTACTAGTGTACTGTAGTAGGGTATACCCCTAAGGTCCTTAGAGATGTGTATCTCAGGAGTAGGGTAGTAGAAGAATTGACCAAATTCATCCTTGGGCATCTCAACAGGGTTCACTTTGATAACATAGGGTGACCACTTGATGTCCATGGATGGGTCCTTTCTAGTGCTTGGCCCGGTTGACTGATCGGTGGACGATCCTTAGATTTGACCTACGGTTATCCCGGGGATTTCCGTTCTTGTGGTCAATGTCCTTACCGTCGTTCTTACGGACCTTTCCTTCCCGGATCATCATCCGTCGAACCTTGTTTCGATGGGCCCGATCCTTCTTGTACTTATTGGTACCACCGTACTTACGGTATTCTTCTGCGTAGTCACGGGACATCTTTAAGTTCCCTTCTTGCGAACCTTAAGACGATTCTTGACCTGTCCATAGGCAATGGCATAAGCCTTGTTCTTGGACATCCCCTTACGCATCAGGGCTTCGACAACTTTCTTTGGCATTACCGCAGACCTCCACCAAAACCGCCACCAAAACCGCCACGGGGCGCTCCCAGAACACCGTCACTCCCAGTTAGCCCGCTCTTACTAGCAGCAACAACTGAAGGACGGAAGGCTGCGTGTGGCTTTGCCTTGTACTTGTTATCCTTACCGCCCTTAGCGGTCTTCTTTGCAATCTTCAGTTCAGGAACAACAAACTTGTTCAGCATTGACATGATTACCTCTTTGCAGGGGACACTTTGGGACCAGATGCACCACGCATCCCGATCTTCATCTTTTCACGCTTCTTAGCGGCCAGTTCAGACTTGGACATTTCGCCCACAGTCTTGGGGGTCTTCTTGCTGATCTTGCGGCTGGGTCGGCAATACTCGTTCTTACCGCCTCCACCACAGGGCTTACCAGTACGGGTATCGACCCACTTTTCGTCTGTCCAACGCTTCAGGTTAGCCCCGGCTTCACCCTTACGGACATCTCCCTTGGCTTTGCGACACTTGGCGGTAGCCTGAGCAGCCCTTGCGGACCACTTGCCATACGACCGCATGACCTTACGGTAACACGCATCCTTGGGCATAGATCACCACGCCCTGCACGACCAGTATCGTGCCTTGGTCTTTGGACCCGGGTTGTCGCAGTTGTGCCTAGCCCTGAAGTTGGCCCTACGACCCGGGATGTGCTTCTTGATCTTCATCTTGGGGTCGCCAAAGCGGACCACCTTGGTCTTCTCTCCGTCCTTGACGCACACGGCGGACTTCTTGTTTCCACCCGGGGTACGCCACGGAGTATTCAGTTTCTTGCCTTTACAGGGGTTTGCCATTTGCCATCTCCAGTAGTTCCTTGGGCAGGGCCTCACGCAACTCACGCATAGCCTTAGCCAACTTGGTTGATGCCTTTAGGGAGCGTTCGCTTCTTAGGTGATCCTCGTAAGAAAGCAGAACTCTGCAAGCCTTATGGGTCAGGTTCAAAGACCACTCAGTCACAGGCTCATCCATGTGTCACCTCTGGGCTTACGCCCGACAGCGTGTTCCATAAACCGTTCTAGTTCACGATCCAACTCTTCCTCACGACGCTGAGTAATCTTACTCTGGGCATCCTGAGCCATCATTTCAGTCCAGAACCCCACGGCCATTGCCAGAACATCCAGTCGGTCATCGTAGGCCAAAGCCTTGCGGACCCGGGTAATTCGTGACATCTGCCACAGCAGGCTGTACTGAAGTGCCTTCTCTGAGGCGTATTTCTTGGTTGACTCATAGTCAGACCGGATCACATTGGTGTCAATGACCAGCCTGTGCTGGCACATAACGGGTTCCAAGGTGTCAACGATCCGGCGTTCCTTCTGGGTGTTATGCCGCACCTCTTCAACCGTGCAGGGGTACGACTTCATCAGATACGGCTTCAGCAGTTCGGTAAACATACCGTCGCCAAAGTTCGATTCCACGATGATCTTGTTCACCGCTTGGGTCTTGGCAATACCAACCAGACGCTCCATGGTTGTCTGGTCGTAACCTCCAGTCAAGCCACCAGCGTCCGTGACATACAGAAATCCGTTCAGCATCTTGACAACCGCATAAGCAGTCTCGTTATCGCCACGACCCGAGGGGTCAATAGCCATGATGCTGCCCGAATACGGCACCCACTTGCCCTGCATATCCATGGGGCTGTAGTACCGATCTCCATTAAACCCAACGCAAGGAATGTCCTTGACGATGTTGCTGGGGTTCATAGCCCAGACAGGCTTCTCAGGAGCGTTCTCTGGGTTCAGACCAAAGACAATCAGGTCGCTCAACTTGAGCGGGTACCTGTCTGCGTCACTCAGGGTCGAATCCAGCATGAACTGGAGGGCAAACCCGGTGCGTCCGTAACTGGCTTCACGCTCCATCAGGTCCATGGCGTTAAACCGCCTAGGATCCGTTGGGCCGCCTTCCTCGCCATCCCGAAGCATGGGAGCCAGTTTGTCCCCAAAGGCCGTCTTGAGGCGGGAATCGGGGTACCTAGCGGGCCAGACACGGGTGTCATAGCCCTTTTCATGCAGACCGTGGTAGATCGACTGTTCGGTCTGCGGCGTACCTAGATAGATCACCTCCCCTCCGGGTTTGAGAACTGCTTCAAACTCAGCAATGGCACTCTGCAACTTGTCCCTCATCAGGAAAGTCGCAGAATTATTCAACGATTCGACATCGTCGGCAATGATCAGGTCAGCACGACTGCCCGTGATCTGGCTTGTGATTCCCTTAGAAACAACACTAGGGGCCTGAGAGGCCGGAGCAGGGCCCACATCGAAGGCAATCTTGGAGTTACGCTGATCATCCCTAGGCCGGAGATGCTGGCAAATGGGAATTTCGTTGATCAGTCTCAGGGTAAAGGTACTGAAGTCATCTGCTCGTTGCTTTGAGGCAGACACCACCAGCACATTCAACTTGGGATCATGCAGCAACCTGAAGACCACATAGGCACTAGTAAGCCAACTCTTGCCTACCCCACGGAATGCCTGTACGACACGCCTACGGGGGCCCTTATGTAGGTACTTGGAGATGTCCAACTGGATAGGGGTGGGCTCTGGTAGCCCAAGATGGTCCCACGCCAGATAGACGAAGTTCCTGAAGTCCTTCAGTTTGCGTTCTAGTTCACTCAAGCGGCTTCTTCTTCGTCAAAGGGCATGATCTTGGCGAGATTCAGCATGGGCTGCGAGGCATCAGGAGCCGCATCAATGCCGTTGTCCTTGAGGAACTGACGGGCAACGCTAAGATCCGAGGGGGTCGCATCCCCGTTCTGGATCTTTCGCAGCAACTCTTGAGCAAGAGCCGAGTGGATTGCTTCAAGGATGTCTTTGTTCATGGGGGTAATCTTTACACGATTGATTGCAACACGGCAAGAATTTCATGTGCCACGACCGTATACCCGTCCGATGTATCTCTAGTTGATCCCGTATAAATCCCACCTGACAGGTGGACGGTGACGTCCGATCCGGCATTTGGCAGGTTGTTCGTCCGCTGGTAATACGAGCGACCGTTGCCAACACCAATCAATGCACGGGAGTACGGCATCAGTTTCTTGATATCAATGACCGTCATGTCGGGATTGGATTGCGGCAAAAGATTCGCTGCCGCCCGGACTGCAACAAGATTTCCGCTTGACCCGGTATTACTAGTGTCGGCTGCGTTGGCAGGAACACCAACAAACGACACGATGGCAAGATCAGACGCTGGATATCCCAGCGCGGCCCACGCCGTCTTGTATGTATTCCAGATTGAGGAGTGACACGATGTCCACGCATTGGCAGACTCATTGCCGTTGATTCCGCTATGCGTCACCAACAACACCCGACCACTTCCCCCAGCCGCAATTTGCCGTTCACGCAACTCTTGCAGGTGGGTTTGCAACAAAGTTGAACCGATAGACGAGACAACTTGGTTGATGGACGCGCTGTCGTAGCCAGCCATATACCCGTGACTCGTCACGGACCAACCCTTGCGCTTGCAGTAGATGGTGTGTGAATGGATCGCGCACGGGCCGACCGCGCCGCCAGCACCGCCGCTCCATGATGAGTGCATGGTTTCGGGTGACCCCGTTAGGCTGAACGAATACTCGTAAGTACCGAACGAATACGCTGCGCCCTGCGTGCTCTGCACAGAACCGCTTGCGTACACCGGGCTGCCGTCATAGGCACGCGAACGCGCCTGAAACGATCCTCCTGCTGCCGTGAACGTACCGTATCTTACGCGATGCCACAGAGTCAGGTTTGTATCCCATAGAGGGTGGCCAACATTCATTTCCACCGCGTTGTAGTTTTGTGAGTATGAACCGCTTGCGATGTATGCCCAATCGTCCTTCGCGGGAGGAGTTGCGGTTGCGCTACCGTATCGAATCCACGGACAAGTCTGAATTGTGTGCGTTCCGCTGCCTGCGCTCGTTGTGGCGATTGCGGACCCGTTCGGTGTAGACGCAAGTGTAAATGTGTCCACTCCAGTAACACTTGCAACATAATAAGTAAAACCAGCAGTCAAACCTGTCGGCAAACTACCGCTAGTCGTCAGATAGAATGGCGCACCAGCCGTCAAACCATGACCCGTATATGTCACGACACCCGGGCTGGCCTGCGAGATGGTCACCGTGGCCACAGATCCGGGAGTCCATGCCTCATATGCCGTAGCCCCGCCGCTCCGATTGCCGCTTGCCAAGTTCCCCGTTGGTGCATACAAGAACGCGCTGCAATTCCAACCGCCAGTCGCAGCACTCTCGGCGGACAGCCCATTCATAGTCGGGAAAATGGGAAGGCCATAACACAGCCAGCCAAGTTCAAGCATTGCTTGACTGAATCCACCTTGGTATCCCCACATTCCGACCTGTGCAGATCCGGTGTTGCTGTCCCCAATCACAACGATGTCGAGAGAATCGGCACCGCTAGCAAGGTCTTTGACGAATCGCGCTGGGCGAGAACTTCCGTAAATAGCCGGGCCAGCAAGAGAAGAGACACCTGAAAAAGTTTTCTTTACAATAACGGTTGATCGTGTTCGCTTTGACATTTATTTGTTTTCCCGTTGTTGAGTTTACTGACTATGCTTTACTCAGCAAACCAAGCGTTGAACACCTTGGAGCCGCCGTTGATCACGCTGATCCGCATATACGGGGCCAGCGCAACGACCTTACACCAGTTGTTGTTGCCATTGAGGTCGTTGGCATATTCAGCGTCGGTGTCCTTGCAGGAGTCGATCACAAACCAAGTCGTGTTGTCGAACGAGCCTTCGATGGTGGCGCAAGCGGTGCTGGCGGAAAACTTAGCCCCGTCGTGCTTGATCACGGCAAGACCAAACTGGTCAGGACGCTCACGGGCGGTGTAGACATTGGAAGAAACCTTGCTAGCGGCGACCGTAGCGTCGGTAAGCACCTTAGTGACATACATTGTTTTTATCCTTGTGAAACGAGTTTGAAAACCAAATGAACAGAGAAAGACACGATTGCCCCCACGGTAGCGGCAATACCCATAGTGAACGACTTGGAATGCTCTAGATCCCGAATACGCTCTTCGTGAATCTTGATTTGATCCTCTTGAATACGCTGCATCTGTAGTAGCGCATCCACTTTGCCCTCAAGACGGCCAATCGCCAGCATAATTTCCGGAGTGTCATGGGAGTGCATAGTTAGGTCCTAGGGATTAGTTTTGGACCTCAACAACAGCATAAATGACCTTTGGCTTACTAATTACTGCGTTTATGTGATTGTTGAATGTTGTGTTACTAGTCAGAGTTGTGGTGATTGTGAAAGTACGCGCAGCCACCGTTGAATTGCTCTGGGTAATGATGCCGTAAACCGCACCATATCGCACTTGATTAGACAAAGCAGCATCAGCGGTTGCATTATTCGCATCAATGGTTGGCGCGGTTCCAGCACTAGCAGTTACTGTAGTTGTCACACTTAGATTTGTTCCAAATGAGCTTGCTCCATTATTATGGAACAGCATCCAAGCGGCTCTGTTTTCGCGTTCATTTATGCCAGCCAAAAGTCCATTATCCAACACAAATCCGGGTGGACTGGCAAAAGATAAGAACATCCCACTAGTAGCCAAAGGAATCACATAAATTGTGCTGTTTGCTGACTTTGGCGTGTACGCCGCCGTAGTAATGCTTGCGTTAAAAGTAGTAGCATTAGGCGCGACCACGGCGGTACCCGCAGCGACAGTTTGAATTACAAAGTTGCGAACCGTTCCAGCCAAAGTCCCTATTGCATTAGCGGTAGTTTCAACAAAAAGTTTAGTGGCTGCATCGTCCGCTGCGGTCGGCGTTGCCAATCCCGTGATCTTCTTCCCGTTCATTGCCAAATCGGCGGCAGGAGCGGCAAGGGTCGCCACGGTTACGCTGGTAGCCAACTTACCAACGCTGATGGTGTTGTCTTCGATCTTGACATTAGTCACAGCATCCGTTGCCAACTGGTCTGTATCAACCGCGCCAATACCGATCTTTGCGTTTGTTACTGCTCCGTTGCTGATATTGGCTTCCTGAACAGCCAACAATCCCAACTTAGCGTTTGTGACCGCACCAGCGGCAATCTTGGTTTCGGTAACCGCTAGGTTGTTGATCTTTACGGTGGTAACCGCGTCAGCAGCGATTTTTACGGGAGTTACTGAATCGGTCGCAAGGTAGACATCGGTAATAGATCCCGGAGTAATCGCGTCGGCTACAGCCCGGGCCACGCCGAAGTTCCGAATCAAGACCTTGTCACCAGCCTGTAGACCGCTGTCGAACACCAGCGAAATGGCACCCTTGCCCCCACTAAAGGTATACTCATCAGGAGCATACAGTACCCCGTCAACGGTGACAAGATACATATCTTCCACAGTTCCTACTGGCTCAGGGCTTTCAACACTCAAACCGAAGTTGGTCTGACCAGCGGTAGCCGTAAACTCCCAAGTCTGTGGAACCGTCTGAGCCTTGCCATACAAAGCCAAGGTATCGACATAGTTTTTCGTGGCTGCATCCCCGGGTTCTGAGGGGGATGTAACAGCCGTGATACGCTTGCTATTGGCATCCCACGCAGTACCGTCCAAGGTCGGTCCAAGGGCTCCAGAGCCCGTATCAGCCCCTTCCTGAGTAATATGCAGCAGACCTACCACCGCATTGTCTAGGTCCTGTGCAGTCAGAATTGAGGCATCTTGGAAGTCAACGACATCACTCTGGAAACCACTAACGGTACTTGGGGTTTCCCGGGCAACACGAACAATACTTCCAGTAGCCGGAGCAGCATTGAGAACAATCGTCGGAACGCTGTTGATCGTTTGAAGGCTGTAAGCGTTGGCTTGCTGAGGATTTCCGTCAATATAAACCTTCAGAAATGAAGGGCTCAACCAACCATCAATTTGGCTGATTGAGTAATTGACTTGGCCTGCGGTGGAAGTGTATTGGACAAAACTAGCCATAATTTTTGCTCCTTAGATTCAGTCCGAAGATCGTGGTTGACGGCGATTCAGGTTGTACTCATCCGAGATTTCAGTTTCCAGAATATTTAGGTACTGTTTGATACCCGGCATATTCTGGAGTGGCAACAGCATACGGCCCATGTGGACCGTCTTACTGGTTATCTGTCGTTCAATATCCAGCCCAAGCGGCTTACCGATCAAGGCTCCCTTGGCATCATTAATGACTCCAGTAGCGTTCCTGATGGTGGTTTCGCCGGGGAAGCCAAAGGCACTCAGGCCCGAATATCGATAGGGAGCAAACAGGGGGTCCTTATCGACCAGACCCCACATAGCATCGGCCCCCTTGGTCAACAGGAACATTTCCGAAGGTCCAGAGAACGATCCGCGAACAACTCCCTCAAGGGTCAACAGTTCTTCGCGCTTCTTGGCTTCCTCGTAGTTCCTAGACTGCTTGAAGGACCACCAGTCAGCGTAGTTGCGCCCGTAGCCAATCAGGCCCGCAAGCATGGCGGTAGCCGTGATTTCCTTGGCTACCTGAAGTCCACCACCCTGCTTGACTCGTCCAGCATTCTGGATCAAGAAGTTGTCGATGCCCTTCATATTGAAAGTGGAGAACTGAGTAACTAGACGGCCCCACCAAGTGAATGCCATCTTATGGAAGTCGCCCCGAGTTGGAACATCCTGAATGCGGGTGCGGACCATGCGATCCACAAACTTCTTCAGTTGATCCATCTCGACAGCATCCATGTTCTTCAAGCCAACAACGCGCTTGCCCAAGAACCCGTCCTTGAGTTCGGCGTTAGAGGCCACCCACTCAGCCAACTTCTTGTATTCATCGGGCTCAAGACCTAGGCTACGGATGGCCCCAACATCCAGACCCTTCTTGAGGGCTCCAGAACCCAACTCAAACAGATGCTGGAGGGCCGTAGCCGCCGTCAACTGCTGGGTAAAACTGGTAATCGGAGCCAGACCAGAGATGTCCGACATCAGGTTTGTGGCCCCACGCACGGCATTCTGGAACGGTCCGGTGTACTCAGTAGACCCCAAGGGGTCCATGAAGGTTCGCCGCAGACGGTCGGTGGAGGGTGAGAACCAAGCGTCCAAGAAGGATGCAAAGTTCTGAGCAGGACGATCGAGGTTCTTGTAGTTGGCAATCATTTCAGCCAACACAGGCAACTGCGTGAAGGTCCTGCGGACTCCCAAGGTACCGACAATACGGGCAACTTCGCTGATG